GTGCGCCCAATAGCCCCTTCCGATTCAAGGGCAACCCGATTCCCATCCGACCGCTCCAAGAGTGGATTGCATACAAAGGGATTCCGCTGGAAGGCAGGGACAAGCAAGCGGCCAACCGTTCCTTCGCCATAAACATCGCCCGCAAAATCAGCAGGGAAGGATTACGGGCCACCAACTTCATGAGCAATGCCGCCACCAAGGAAATGGTGGATGTGCTAACCGAAAACATCGCCGAAGTCCTCGGCAAATCCATCAGCGTCGCAACCGTCCGATAACCCATGTCCATATCCGTCCTTTCGGGTTCGCCCCTTGTGGCCACGCCCGTTTACAACAAAATGCTTTACAAGGTCAGCGGCTCGCTGATTGCCCAACCCAATTTTAGGTATGTCTGCGATGTCAAGAACCCCGCAGGGACGACGCTGGCAAGGCTGAAATGCGACAAACTGCCGACCACCAACTTCGGGTTCTTCGATGTGCAGAAGGTCGTGGAGACCTTGGTGACCCCGACGAAGCCATCGCTGACGCAGACGGGATTCGTGGACCATTCGGGGTTTTATTCGGGGTATCGGCTGGACTTTACCCAAGAATACGGGAACACGCCCGTGGTCACAGGAGCGACCACGACGGTCAGCGGGGTGATGGCGTTTGCGGGGAATTTGGAGCAGTTGGAACTTGGTGATTGGAGTTTGAGCAGTTACTTCCGCATTGGTAGCAGTTTCACCAATGTCCGTCCGCTGACAACCCCTACGGCCTTCACGGTGTACCAAGGGGGGAGCAACTTCCTTGCCATCAATGCGACAAAATATGAAACCATTGTTCCCACTGCTGATTGGCTCGTGTCGGCACGGGTTGCCTACAAAGGGGTAAACTATGATTTTGCGGTCAGCCCAAGCCTATCGGGAACGACGGACTTCAATATTCAGCGTTTCGCTTGCGGTCCTGCAAACCTATCGGGAACCATCACGGCATTGAGTGGAGCGGTCGAGGGCGATTCCTACACGGTGCGGTTCATATCCAATGCGGCTGGTCAGTCGGACACAACCACCTTCACTTTCGGCCCATGTCAGCGATTTAATTCCATCCCCGTTCATTTCGTCAACAAGTACGGCGGGATTGATTCGTACACCTTCACCATGAAGAATAGGAAGCGGGCCAATATTGAGCGGGAGGTCTTCGGGTACAACTCGGATGTCTATGCGACCACGACCTACAACAAGGTTTGGGCGGGGTCGTTTGATTATGTGTACGCCTTGAATAGCGATTGGCTGACGGATGCCGAATCCGAATGGCTCATCGAGATGGTACGGAGCGGGTATGTGTGGCTTGAACTCAACGGAACCCTTGTGGAAGCGGTGGTGAACGCCAACCAGTATCAATTTGTAACCAGACGGAATGACCGCCTCACGCAGTTGCAGATTGAGATTGCCGTGGCCTACGATAATAACATCCTATGAGCGTAACCCTCATAGCCTACCCGACCGCCAACTTTATCGACGACTTAACGGCGTGGAACAACTACAACGCCCGTGCGACTGCCGATGGAGCGGATGCGGTTGAAGCGGCCTGCTTTGACTGCCTGTACCTCCGCTTTGCGGGGCTGAATGCCATGCCCGAACTTGCTTATGTGCTGGACACGATGGGCGGGACCGACATTGCGGTAACTTATAGCATCGGGGATATTGAGGATGTGACCAAGCAGCGGGGGTCGTTCAGCAAGACCATCACCCTCCCCAACACCCCGACGAATCGGGCCTGCTTTGCGTATGCCTACAACATCCAATCCTTCGTGGGTGGATTCCAACCCAACAAGCGGATTCGTGCAGCGATGTGGGAGGATGGGGTGCAGGTATTCAGCGGAGTGCTGCAACTGCTATCCATGTCCAAGACCAAGGGGACCGTCACCTACGAGGTGGGCTTGTTCACGGACAATGTGAGCCTGTTCAAAGCCATTGAGGGGAATATGCTCGTCAACACGGCGGGCGTTACGGGAATGAACCACACGCCAACCAGCGGCCATGTGAGCGGCACTTGGACGGCATCGGGTGCGTTGAGTAGTGGGTATGTTTACGGGATTGTAGATGCGGCGGGGTTCAGCGATGTGCAGCAAGGTGGGTCGTTTACGGTTCCTTGGTGGAGGCTCGGTCCCAGCGTTTATGTGAAGAAGATGGTGGACCTCATCTTTACGGAGGCAGGGTTTCGCTATTCCAGCACCTTCTTCAATTCCTCCCTATTCAGCAAGTTGGTCATCCCGTACGCAGCGGGAACGCCAACGACCAACCTATCGGGGTCGAACATCTTCGTACAATCCACGGGGTCCGTGTCTGCATCGCTTACAGGTCCAGCGGTTAACCTTGAATTTAGCCGTGACAATGTAGCCCCCTACTTTGACAACGGAGGCTATTGGGTTGCATCATCCAGCACCTTCGTCGCTCCAGCAGTCCCGACCCGTTGGAGCGTTGTAATGAACTACATCGTCAGCGGCGTAACCTTTGGACCCGATGGCGTTGCAGGCGGTGACTTTGACATCTACAACACGGCCACAAGTTCAACGCTTGCCTTGGTTGGAACGGTTGACCTTACGAGTGCGAGTTACCCATTGTCAGGTACGCTGATTTTTAACAACATCGTCATCCCCGCCAATGCGGTCGTAAAGTTTCGCTATAAGGAAACCGAGGGAGCCACATCTATCACCTTTCGTTCAGGCATGACCGTGCAGATGACCTGCCTTGAAAACCCGCAAAGCATCGGGATTATTGACATGAGAACGGCCCTGCCTGCCGATGTCAAGCAGTCGGACCTCCTGCAAGACCTGCAAAAGATGTTCAACCTGCAATTCATGCCTGACCCGCAAGACCCAAGGCTGATTTACATCGAGCCGTGGAAGGATTTCTACTCGTCGGGCGTGGTGGATTGGTCGCAAAAGTCGGACGAGAACGCAGAGCAGGTGCTGACTAACGGCGACCCTAATGCCTTCACCAATGTCATCTTCAAATACAAGGACATGGGTGACTATTTGTCCAAGACCTACAAACAATCCTACCCGCTGAACAGGGAAGGCTATGGTGGACGCATTTACAACACTTCCAACTTTTACGGCAAGGGCGACAAGGTGGTAGAAACCCTATGCGGAACTTTGATACCCGCATCGTTCAGCACCAACAAGGTCGCTGGAAGGACTTGGGATTTGGAGGGAACTCTTGCAAGCGGGACCATCAAGCCTTTGCAGACAGGCTACCGAATCGCCCAGTACAATGTGGTCACGGCCCCAACGACTTGGAGATACCAATACGGGGTCACAGGAACGCTGAACACCGTCCTTGCGGTTAACCAAACGGCGTTGCCCTTTGTCAGCCATATTGACAACCCCTACAACCCCAGCGTGGACTTGGCCTTCGGGCAGCCTCGCTTGGTGTACTACAACGCCGTGAACGCAAGCGGCAACCCGTTTGCCTACACCAACAACAACCTCTACAACACCTACTGGCTGAACTACATCAACGAAACGGTCAGTCAGGAAGCCTTGCAGCTGGAACTGACCATGCTGCTATCGTCGGTGGACATCTACCAACTGGACTTCCGTAAGCCCATCTACTACGGCGGCATCCGTTGGCGGTTGCTTGAAATTCGGGACTACTTGGTAGGACAAATGAAACCTTGCCGTGTAACCCTGCGACGCATCCTCAACCTTGCTGACTTTGCGGCTACAAGCACTACCCCGATTGCAAACGACCCGTCGGCCCTGTTCAACGGACCGATTGACCCCGATCCAACCGACCCAGGCTATGAACCACCTGTAAACCCCGAACTACCCTCCGAAGGATAAGATATGGCAGATGTAACCAAAGAAATCGTACTCGAAGTAGGACTTAAAGATTCCACCGCCGCTGGCACGACCAGCGCAAAGACCCGTTTGCGGGAATTGCAGAAGACCCTTGCGGATATGGCCCTCGCAGGTCAAGACGGGACGAAGGCATTCCGTGAAATGGAAAAAGAGGCGGGCCGCCTCAAAGACCAAATCGGGGATACGCAGCAGCGAATCAAGCAACTCGCATCCGATACCCGAACCATTGACACCTTCGTCGGTGCGGTGCAAGGTATCACGGCGGGATTCCAAATAGCCCAAGGTGCGGCGGCACTATTCGGAGCGGAAGAGGAAGAACTGCAAAAGTCCTTGGTCAAGGTCCAAGCGGCGATGGCCCTCGCCAACGGAGTGCAACAGGTGGCCAACCTGCTGAACAAGGATTCCATCCTAATCACCCAAGGCCAAGCAGCGGCACAGGCACTCTACGCCGTGGCGGTGGGAACAAGCACAGGAGCGATGAAGGCTTTCCGTATCGCACTCCTTGCAACGGGTATCGGTGCAGCAGTCGCAGCCGTTGGCCTACTCGTAGCTAAGTGGGATGAACTGACCGCAGCGGTCCGCAGGTTCCTGAACTTACCTGACCCAAAGCAACGGGCAGCGGAGCAGGCCATGGCCCTGCAAAGGGAGGAAGCGCAACTGGAGCAGTACCGCCAAGCCTATGACAGGCACACCGATTCACTCATCGCTGCTGACAACAAACGCAAAGCCCAGCAAGAGCAACGCCGCAAGGACGAAGAAGCGGCAACCAAGCAACGCCTGCTCAAACTCCAAGAGGAAAACAACGCCATCATCAAGTTCGTGGAGGACTTGAACCTTACCCTCTACGAGATGGAATTGGACCGCATCATGAAGCAGGACCAACTCCAAGAGGACGCAATGCTACGCAGGCGGGACGCTTATCTTCGGGACATCCGTTTGCGCAACGATGCCGATGCCAAGTCAGCAGCGGGGCAAGCACAACGGGAAGCGGACCTCGCCGCCCTTCGTGAGAAATATGTCGGGCAGTCCTTCGCCGTTATTGGCGACATCATCCAAGCGAGTGCAGGCAAGAGCGAGGAAGCCCAACGGCGGGCCTTCAATGTGTCCAAAGCCGCAAGCATCGCCCAAGCCATCGTCAGCACCTACCTTGCCGTAAACTCGGCCTTGGCTATTAAGCCCACGGAAACGGTCTTCCCAGGTCAGCGATTTGTAGAGGCAGGTCTTGCCCTTGCCGCAGGTCTTGCGAATGTGGCCAAGATTAAAGCGACCCAATTCCAAGGGGGTGGAGGAAGCGCACCAGGTGGGAGCGTGATGGGTGGAGCAGCAGGTGCAAGCATGACCCCACCGCCCATCTTCACTAATCCGCAAACGACCAACCTCGGAACGGGCGACCTGTCATCGGGCCAAGGTCAGCAGAACCAACCCATGCGGGCCTATGTGGTGGAGCGTGACATCCAGCAGACGACCAGCAGGGTGCGAAGGTTGTCCGAATTTGCAACATTGGGGTAACTCCTACATATCCCCCTATGGAACTTCCCGTTTACCGAATGACCGTGGACGAAGTGGACGAAGGCGTGCAGTTTGTCGCCCTCGTTGATATGCCTGCGATTGAGAAACCCTTCCAAGCCTTCGCAAAGACCCCGCAGCGATTCGCCGAAACGGGAGAACGCCGTGTGCTGACTGGACCGCTGATGCTTGCCGATACGCCCATCTTCCGCAAGGATGACACCTACGGCGAGTACTATGTCGTATTCGACAAGGCGACCATTCGAAAGATTGTCCAAAAGTACTTCAAGCAAGGGAATCAGCACAATGTCAACGCCTACCACAACGCCGAACTCGATGGCGTGTTCATGTTCGAGAGTTACATCACCGATGCAGAACGGGGCGTACTTGCACCCAAGGGATACGAGGACACCCCCGACGGCTCTTGGTTCGGTTCCTTCAAAGTGGAGAACGACGAGGTGTGGGAGAATCGTCACGCCTTCAAGGGTTTCTCCGTTGAGGGGCTATTCGGGATGAAAAACACAGGCACGGAACTTGAGGTCGCACTTGCGGGCCTCGCAGACGACTTAACCGCTTTTTTGCAACATATCAACCCAACCTACAAATCCCTTTAATCTATGAATCTAAAAGCAGCCATTGACACTCTCCGCACCGAGTTGCGGAAGTTCACAACCCAAAAGCAAGCCTTCGCCGACTACAAGTTGGCCGATGGTACAGTCATCCGTGTGGACGGCGACCTCGTTGCTGGAACGCCCGTCTATGTCATTACCGAAGACGAAACCCTGCCCGCTCCCGATGGTGAGCATCAAGTGGAAGGCGTTGGCGTAGTCAAAACCGAAGGCGGCAAGATTACCGAAGTCGTTGTAGCCGAAGCCCCTGCCCCTGCCGAAGAAGTCGCCGTTGCCGCTGAGATAACCCCCGAAGTTGCAGGTGAAGTGGTGAGTGAAATCGCCGAAGGCTACCCAATGGTGGACCCCGCTATGGTTGAAGAAATCGTCAAGAAGCACCTGGTCAGCATTATGGAGGAACTGAAGGCCGCCTACACCGAGATGGGCAAGATGAAGGACAAGATGGCCGCATTTGCCTCGCAGATGGAAACCATGACTGATATCGTTGAGAAGGTCGCCGAACTCCCTTCTGAAGCACCCAAGCCAACCGCATCCGCTATCGTGGAGCAACGCAAAGCCTCTGCCCAGCAGAACTTCAACGCACTTGCTGAAGCAATCCAAAACCTCAAAAAATCCAAATAAACTTTAATCCCCCCAAAACAAAGCCATGAGTTACTCATTCGTTTCCCCGCTGACTACTTATACCGAGCAGCAGCGACTCCCCCTCATCACCAAAGCGGTATTCTCCGCTCGTTCCGCTGCCTTGTTCACCAAGCAAGTTGGTATCAAGTCAGCCGCTGCCCTCAACCTGATGGACACCGATGCCGCTATTGCAAGCGGTGATTCTTGCGGATGGACTTCTTCAGGAACCACAACCTTCACTCAGCGGAATATCACCGTTGGTCGCATGAAGATTCAAGAAGAACTTTGCCCTCGTTCCTTGGAACAATACTGGATGCAATCCCAGTTGACTGCTGGCTCTACCTACGAAGGCGTACCATTCGAGCAGGCATTCGCCGAGCAGAAGGCTCTCCGCATTGCCGAAGCCTTGGAAAACGCTATCTGGCAGGGTAACGCCTACTTCAGCGGCGTAAACCAGTTGCTGAACGCCGCATCGGGTTCAGTCGTTTCGGGTAACACCGCTGCGATTTCTGGTGCTATCACGACCGCCAATGTCATCAGCATCTTTGACACCATCTACACCCGCATTCCACAGGCTATCTTGACCAAGAACGACCTCGTAATGTTCTGCGGTTGGGACACTTTCCGCACCTTGGTAATGGCCTTCAAAGCCAACACGGGTGTCATGTACAACCAAGTCGACCTTCCAGGTTTGGCCGATGGTGAAATCCTTTACCCAGGCACCAACATCCGTGTCATCGCCGTCCCTGGTCTGCTCGGAACGAACCGCATCGTTACCACCTACCTCGGTAACTTGTTCTATGGTACTGACCTGTTGTCCGACGAGGAGCAGTTCTCCATCTGGGTGTCACGCGACAACGACTCTATCCGTTATCAGGCTGCTTTTAAGGCTGGAGTGCAATTTGCTTATCCAGACCTCATCGTTGACTGGAAGTTGGCCTAAGTGTAAGGGGGGAGGGAAACTTCCCCCCGCTTTTTTAGTATAACATAACCCTCTAAAAATACACTATGTCTTGCTCCCTAACTACGGGCTACGCCCTCGGATGCCGTGATTCAGTCGGCGGCATCAAAACTGTCTTTGTCCAAGCCTTCAACCCAACGGGTTCCGTGAACACCAACGGAAGCGGAACGGTCACAGGCTTCACGGGTTTCTCATCGGGATTCTACGAGTACGACTTGACCA